TATCAGCCACCTGCTGACCGATGTCATTCACCTCCACTAGAACATATGCATAATTGTAATGTCTGCCTACATTGTATATGATGGTAGGATAAACCAGAGACTCGATTTCATTGTCTCGATATTTGGCAACCACCCTATAAGGGACCGAAGTAATATCAAACACTATGAAGGCTGAGTAATCGATCCCAGAGCCTCTGGAGGTATCCACAGATACTAGGTAAGTGTGACCTGGGACTACTTCTTCAAACTTGTCAACACTTCCCTTTTTAGATATCGGGTCAGCGTAAGGTATGGTTCCCAGCTTAGAGGCATCAATAAGAGTATTAGATGAACCTAGGAACTCACAATTATATTCTTGATTGAACTGACGCTGCGATGTATTCTCTATAGTCTGTTTCTGCCACTTCTCATCACGACCTGGAATCATAGACCAGTGGACAGACACTCTAGAATAGGTGTTCTTGTTATTCACGCTGTCAGTCCAGATCTTATAGAACATGTTCATGCCATTAGGCGTGGATGTAATAATAACCTTGGTGTTTTGACCTGAAGTAATAGTAGGATAAACTGATGCGAAGAACTCATCCTGAATGTTATTAGGCACGAACGCAAATTCATCTAGGTATAGTAGGTTGAACGAACCACCGCGAGTGGCTGAGGACGAGGTAGCTGATGAAAGAATCTTAGAGCCATTCTCCAGTTCGATATTACCTTTGTTCCACTCTAACACACCTTGCTGTAGCCACTTAGGCAGATGCTCAAACATTAGCTGAATACGAGATAGAATTTCTCTGGCACCACGATCCTTGTTAGCAAGAATAGCAATTCTATAGCTTTCATTGAATAGAATCTTGTGGAGCAAATAGGCAGCTACGGTGGTAGTCTTACCAACCTGACGAGGCATTTTTGCAATAGAGAATCTATTGTCCTCAAAGGTGTGGATCATTTCTTCTTGAAATTTCCACAACTCAAAGTTGACAAGACCCTTATCAACATTTACAATTTTACAATATTTTTTAATGAAATAAATCTGATCATCAGAACACTTTTGGTATTCTAGAATCAGTTCTTTAGTCCACTCAATATTAACTGAGGATCTCTTGAGATTTTTGTTTCCTAAATAATTATCGTTAGCCATTATCACCCTTTAGAAGCTTATGAAGCTCTGCAGTACTACCTACAAACAGATTATTGTTGATAGTGTCACCACCTTCTTTTTGCTGTGCATTGTCAGTAATCTCTTTGACCTGCTTAGATAGGTTGAGTAGTTTCTGGTTAGCATCAACAAGGTTATTAATTAACCCACCAACGACCTCGTATGCGCGAGGATGCTGGGCTTGTTTGGCGAATTCTATCATATCATCAAGAGCACGCTGGCCATTCTCAATGATGGAATAAAGATTCCCACGTGCAAACTCATAATCATTTTCTGCTTTAGATGCTTTTTTATCTTGAACAAAAATGGTATTTGGATCTGTAGAATCCGTATTTGCGCTGAAGTTTATGCCAAGGGCATTTGATATTGATTGCGTATTAGCCATAATGTATTATCCAATGTTTGTAAAGAAGTCTTTAATATATCCATATTCGCTGTTAGCGGAGATTTGAGATACGGGAATAGAGATAGAAACATTACTTGTTGGTGCACCATTACCATCAAGTCCAGGTGTTATAGTTACATATTCAGCAATAGATGTTACGCTGATACCCTCAGCTGCAGTATTGGTTGTTGGTACATAAAAATTAACATCAACCTCTTTAATGATACCAGCAGAAGAAACAGGTCCATACAAATAACCCTTAAGCACAAAGTTTAAATCCCATATGATAGCCTGTCTATCATTGAAGTTAGCAACAAAGGTATCTTCATACTGTACACTTTTTAATACAATAGGAATATCCATATGAATATTCATTTCAGGAATTAAGTTAATCTGAGTTGTCCACTCTGGTTTAAAGAAGGGAAGGATCTGTTCAAGAATTCTTAATCCATCATCAGGATTTCTAGCAAGAATAGCAAGATCGATATTGAAGTTATAAGGTACAGGATTGAATTGATAAGAAATAGGACTTGCTGTATCAGCAGCTGACTTTCTATTTTTACCAACGCTATTCAACTTCCTAGTAGGATCATATTCAATGCTCTTAATTTCAAAAGACATACGAGGTAAGATCTGATTAATCTGACGCTGTAAGTCAGGATTCTCTTTTATCCTTGCAAGGTATCTATCTTTAGGACCATATGATAGTGGAACCTTTAAAGTTTGTAGTGTGTTGTCTGAGTTATCTACTCTATCAATAATGATGTCATTGAACAACGAGCCAAATAGCGCGATGTATTTTCTTGACGAACCGAAATAATATTTTTTACCAAACATTATTAGAAGCTTTCACTGAATGGGTTAGTTACACTAAAATCAATAAAGTCAAGCGTCTCAGTATCAAAGACCTTATTTTGAGAAGCAGGATCTGATAGTTCCATTGCATAATATTCTGAAACTATATCATAATCAGATTCAGTAATTAATTCGAATTCATTTTCTGTTAGATAAGCGAAGTTGTCATCAGCAACAGAGTATGAAGTCTGAGTAGAATCAATCTCAGGAATTCCAGTATTAAATCTTTCACTATTGTAATTGAACTTCTCAAGCTGTAATTCATAGTACTGTAGATTGCCTACAGGATAGAACGCATCTTCGTGTTCAACGAACTTGATTTCAAAAATACCCTTAGTGAATGGGAAGAATACTAAGTCGCCTTCGCGTGGTCTAATAAGGTCATACATAGAACCAATGTCTTCAGCGAATCTAGAACGTGATACAGAAAGCACTAGCTTATCAGCAATACTTAAACCGAACTTGGTAAGTAAGTCACCCTCACCCTGGAACCCAGAGTAAGAGTTGATATACATTTCCATAGGCACAGCAATATTGAAAAGAGAATTAGGTGCTGACTCAAGTAGAGAGTCAATGCCATTAGTATCTCTTAGAATATAATAAACATCTGTACCATTAATCTTGATCATCTCTTGGACCAAGCTGTCCACTAGATTTTGTTCAGGAGAGTAGTCTGAGTTTCTAAAAAAGAAATTAGTTGCCATGATCTTATCCGATCATATCGCCAACTGGTAGGCTCCAAGTCGTATACATTTCCTGTTCTAATGCTTCTACTTCTTTCTGAGCATCATCACGAATTTTCTGACCATTAAACTTAATGCCACCAGGAAGTGGAACGCCATCATACTTGGTGATGTTATCGCCCCACTGACGTTTGATCAAGGCAGAGGTGTAACGAATCAACCAACGGTCGCCGAATACTGCGCCATAAGTTGTAGGATCTACAATCTGATAAGCTTCTACAACAATGAAATCACCAACATTAATATTATCCCAAGCTGAGTCAATATAAAGTTTATTATTATAACGATTGAAACGAATAGGCTGGAGACCAACTAGTAGCTGCTCTAAGAACTGAATATGCTGCATAGCCTGATAGTAAGGGACCATCGTTGTTGATGTAAGATCATAAAGATCATTCAAACTAATCTGATAACGAATATTAAAAATACTATTGGTAGAGAGAGACTGACCGATTGGAAAGATGTTTACTGCACCAATGATGTTTGCTGGTAGAGTAATATATCTGTTAGTGATATTTGTATCAGTTACCTGATGCTTATAATACTGTTTCTCCGCACCCTCGAAGTGGTAATCCCAGAAGAATGTTAGAGCTTCGTCAATACGATCTTCGACCTGATCATCATCCACGTTGATGTCGATGACAGGAGCACCTAGCCTTCTTAGGCAGTACTTCTTAAAATCTGCTCTTGATGATGGTACTGCCATTTGAGTTCCTTAAAACTTATCTGTATATTTATTATAGCTATGCCCACGAGAATTGTACATAACCATCAGCGCCGGGCGCACTGCCACCCTCATAGGAACCTGGAGCTGTACCACCGTTACCAGCGTCACCAGGGCCACCGCCGCTATAACCTCCGGGTCCGGGACCGCCGTTGGTATCGCCATTCGAGCCATTCGAGCCGTTATATCTGTCAATTGGATCGGATAATCCATTGCCGCCTGTGCTGCCGCCAGCGCCACCAACACCCGGATTTTCATTTGCGTAACTTCCCGCAGCGCTCGTACCAGCGCCACCACCAAAGGCAGTTGGACTAATGCTCAACCACGTGACGGAAGAATCCCTAACCGGTGCGCCATAGGTCGCTCCACTACCAACGACATATGACATAGTATTACCACCATAACCAGCAACACTAATTGTCCAATGTATATAACCACCACCACCACCGCCGCCACCGGAAGTGTGTTTATCTATGTTGGAGTACGAAGCCCCAAAACCCGATGGCCCACCAGCACCAACTATGCTTAACGTTACAGTAGATGCACCATATGGTATGGTTACAGATCCACTACCTGCAGTAGTAAATGTATTAGAGAAGGCACTAAATGCTGTTTTATTTTGAAATTGACTCATGCTTATTGTGCCACTAGTAGGAATTCCAACAGCCTTGCCATAATATTCACTCATGGTAATAGGATGACTGCCGCCAAATTCAGTTTCTATATTTTGAAAAGAAATAGTGCCTGATGGCGTAGTCATTACGAACGACCTTTCAATACATCAATTTCAGTTTTCAATTCTTTGATAGCTTCGATCAACAGACTTGTGATATTGCCATACGCCACAGATAGAATTCCCCGCTTATCTGTCTCAACAAGTTCTGGCATAACTGATTGAAGTTCTTGAGCGACAACACCAGCGTATCTCTTGTTTCCTCCACCCTTTCTGCTGAAAGTAATACCTCTGAGCTGGTCGAGTTTATGTAAAGCGTTTTCAATTACTGCAATATTATCTTTCAATGTTATATCTGAATAAGCAGTAATGTTGCCACCGCAAGTTAGATTTGTTCCATCAAAGGTCAAATTGCCACTACCTGTGCTAGACCCAGATGAATTATATAACACTTGACCGCTGCTGCCACCAGTTGGACCAGTTGGACCAGTTGGACCAGTTGCACCAGTTGGACCAGTTGGACCTGTGCCACCTGAAGAACCAGTTTGACCTGGTGCACCAGTCGGACCTGGTGGACCAGCTGGACCAGTTGGCCCAGGTCCACCATTAGTGCCGTTAGAACCACTTGGTCCAGTTGGACCTGTGGGACCAGTTGGACCTGTGCCGCCAGCAGAACCTGTGTATCCAGTTGCACCCGTTGAACCTGTAGGACCAGCTGAACCTGTTGGACCAGTGCCACCGTTAGTACCGCTTGTTCCAGTTGGACCTACAGAACCTGTGTATCCAGTTGGACCAGTTGGACCAGTGCCACCTGTTGAGCCAGTCGGACCTGTTGGACCAGTTGGACCTACAGCAGATGACCAATAAACGCCAGTACCATTACTGGATAAAACTTGGCCAGTTGTACCAAAGGCAGAGTTAGCGATAATTTTTGTTGTGCTACTAAGAGTTACATTAGCACCAGTAAACGAAGTAACTGCACCGGAGAAAGTTAAATTGCCTGATAGAGTTCTTGATTCTGTATTCTGAACATAACCAGCCGCTATTACTCCACCAAGATAGGTAGCATTATTAGCTGTAACTGTAGGAATTGTACTGGCCACATAAGACTCAGTAGCTACAGCAGAACCTGCAATAGTTAATGTGGAGAAGTTACCTGTATTTGCTGTACCAGAACCGATTGGAGAAGGTGTAGCAAAAGTATATCCGTTAAGAGCAGAAGCATTAGCAGAAGTTCCGCTGAATGCTGTTGAGTTGATTGTGGTCTTTACCGAACTATTGCCAACAGTAATTACGCTAGTATTAACCGCAACACCACTGACTGAACCAACATAACCTACAGCAACGTTAGCTGACGCATTAACAACAGAAGCAGAAACGTTACCGGTTAGAATACCAGTTACATTTGCTGTAACTAACGTGGCATATACGTTTATCGTATTAACATTGGATGAAGCGTTTACAGTTGTTGCAATAACGCTATTTGCAATAACGCTATTTGAATACACATTTTGGAACCAAAATGTTGAGTTACCAATGTTGTAATAGGTATTTTGAACTGGGATAAGATTACCGTTAGCTAATGTTGTTCCTGAAACAACGAAAGTTCCGCTAACATAAACATTTCCACCTACGGAAGTGTTTCCTGTAACAAACAAATTTCCAGCAATATTAGCGCCACCGCCGACATTTGCATTACCGGCAATGTTAGCATAACCAGTAGCTATAATGTTCGTAGTGTTTAATGTGGTGGTGTTAACTGTTACAGCAACAACATTGCCTGTGAGATTTGCAGTAACTGTAGTGGAATTTAAATTAGTAGCGTTTAATGTGGTAGCGTTTACTGTGGCTGTGTTTAGAGTACCGACATTAGCTAGACCAGTTACCGTTATAGATCCAGGAGAAGCATTGACATAAACAGAGGTGTTCCCTAGAACTACTGAAGTTGTATTAGCTATAAACCCATTAGAGCTTGCTGAGATAGTTCCTACTGTAACGTTTGAGGTGACACCAACAGTTCCTGCGACAACGTTACCGTACATCGTTGTGGTTATGACGTTAGACGAGGCAGCTATAGATCCAGGAGAAGCATTGACATAAACAGTGGTATTGCCTAAAACTACTGAAGTTGTGTTAGCTATAAACCCATTAGAGCTTGCTGAGATAGTTCCTACTGTAACGTTTGATGTGGCATTAACAGTTCCTGCGACAACATTACCGTACATCGTTGTGGTAATGACATTAGACGAGGCATTAATCGTCGCGGCATATACGTTTGTGGTAATGACATTAGACGAGGCATTAATCGTTGTGGCATATACATTTGTGGTAATGACATTGGATGAAGCGTTTACAGTTGTAGCATATACGTTTGTGGTAATTACATTGGATGAAGCATTTACGGTTGTAGCATATACATTTATAGTATTAACATTGGTCGTAGAAGTTAAAAACCCAGTAACATAAGCGTTTCCGGTATTAGCTGTACCAGTTATTACTACATTACCCTGTACATTAGCTGTTCCGACTACAGTTAAAGCAGCGTCTGGAGAGGCTGTATTAATACCTACTTGACCACTATTAGCAAATAGAAGGTTAGTGTTTACTGTAAGACCATTTTTGACATTAAAAGAATTATTACTAACAGCCATCCCGGTTCCCTTTCCCCAGAGTACATTGTCTATTATTTATAATAATTCAATTACCTGAATTTTGGACCCTCTACCCAAGAGACTAAACTGCGACGAACACCACTGGTGACCGGAGTTACTCTGTGTCTTAGGAATGATGGGAATACAATAACCGTACCTATTTGTTTAATTTCAGCAGGGTCTGGCTGAGGTATATCTGAGTCGAACTGGAAGTCTCCTCCCTCATACTCAGAAGGATCTGTAAGCTGTATGATTAAGCTGAGTTTACGATCATGCATAGTCTTGTTAGCCCAGAATACATCTTGGTGCCAATCATACTTACCACCCTCGGAAGCCTTATATGTGGTATACTGGATATCATTGAGGTAATTTATATCAAACCCGAATGCATTCTTA